ATAAAGTCTAATGATATAAAGTCTAATGATATAAAGTCTAATGATATAAAGTCTAATGATATAAAGTCTAATGATATAAAGTCTAATGATATAAAGTCTAATGATATAAAGTCTAATGATAGTAATAAGGGTAATGCCTGCTGCTTAGGAAAGCAGCAGGGAGAAGGACCACCAGGAGGTGGTCCTTTATCAAAACATTTAGATCTTCAGAAAGGTAGTGCTATTATGAAAGAAGACCTATCGCCCCGAGAGTCTCTTCGTAAGAATGGTTTACCCTCCTATAGAATACAAAGATCTCCTATTCGGGTATCTCCTATTGTTCAGCAGATCGTTGACCACTGGAATGGTTTAGGTCTTGTTCATCATAAATCATCCACTAATGTATTTGCCCAGTCAGCTAAAGCCATACGACATCTCCTATCAGGGGAGTTTGTCTGTTCTAAGCTGCCCGAGTTAAACAGTAAGGTGTTTACCCCGGAAGAGATCTGTCAATCTATGTACGAGTTTTCCCTGGCTGCTCTGGATGAGTCCTACTCCCCGACCGGTTCCCTAAAGAAGACCTATCGTGGAACTTCTTTGTGTAACTTTTTTTACAATCCCCGGTGGGAGGGAGAGATAGCAAGTCTATTTCTAAGATATTTGAAAGCTCCCGCAGAATTGTCCTATAAAGGGGTCCCTCTTATCGAAGACAAGTTTCCAGATATCTCTGCTCGGTTCCTTTCATTCTGTGATAAGCGCAAGAAGAAAGAGGAGGAACTATCTAACAAAGACATTAACTGCTGTCGCTTGGGAGCAGAGAGGCTGGTAAAGTTTTTCAAGCGCTATTGCTTTATCAAGGGGTGGTCGTCCCCGGAGGAGTTAGTGGATAGCGTTTTTCATGCTATACGCCAGGATGAAAAGGAGACGGGACATGTATTTATGCCTGCCTGGCTGTGTACGAGTTATACGTGGGAGTTGCGGGTTCCAAGAGCATTTGACATTAAGGTGGTGAGAACACCCAAGGATCGACAGGGTAAGCCTAAAGATCAACTGGATTATATGTTGGGCTATGGGACAGAGGAAGCAGAGGAGTATGATTGATGGTAATTGGTAAAACTCTAAAACACCCCTTTTAACATGTTCAGTGGGGTAGGTAAGGGACTTATAAGGGGACAGGAAAGAAAACGTGTCCTTGGGGTCGTTAGGGGCCTTTAAGGAGGAGTTAAGGAGAGGGTTAGGGAGGGGAATTCCTCTTTGGGGCAGAAAAGGGCAAGAATAGGAGAGAGAATTGCAAATTACTCGTCGTCGCATAGACAATAGGATGGAAGAAAAAGTACTGACAGGCTTGATCGTTTCTACAAACTATTCCAAACAGGCTACTCAGCTTATTTCCCTGGAACATTTCCAAGCGGAGCATTGTCGCCCGGTAGCGCGCTGGTGCTTACAGTATTTTAGAAAGTATAAAGTAGCTCCTGGTCGTCATATTCAGGATCTATACGAGCAGCATAAGAAGCGGATGACCCCAGAGATCATCAGTCTGACTGAGGACTTCCTGGCTCGACTATCCTCCGAGTATGAGCGGGCGGAATCTTTCAATGCTGAATATCTTCTCGACCAGACGATAAATTTCGTCAAGGAGCGGTCTCTTGGTATTCTGAAGGATCAAATAGAGGTGCTGCTGTCTGAGGGCAAAGCAGATGAGGCGGAACAGGCTACCCTGGAATATCGGCAAATTGAAAGACGCTCTCTGCCTGTAGTAGATTTGTTTGATTCAGATACTGTGGATAGATTGCTGTCGGAGGAGGGTCGGGTAGGGGACGAACTATTTTCTCTTCCGGGGGCAGTAGGGGAGATGGTCGGACCTTTGTTGCGGAATACTCTGGTCGGGGTGATGGGGGCAACAGGTAGGGGTAAGAGTTTTATTGTGCAGGAGTTGGGGATGGTAGCAGCCACGAAAGGATTGAATGTCTTGTACTTCTCCTTGGAGATGGGGGAGCGGTTGCTGGGTATGAGGTTTTATCGTAGGCTTACGGGCAGGGTGAAACCTACTTTCCAGAAAGGAGAGACGTTACTTTATCCGATTTTTGATTGTCAGGGGAATCAGACAAATAGTTGTTCGTTGGATCGAAGAAGAAATACCATAAAGCTGAAGGGGACTCCCACAAATATCTCCAGCTTCTACTCGAATGCTCGATATGTCCCGTGCACTGCTTGTAGGGAGGAAGTTAGAGGGGACTTCGATCCGGGGTTATGGTGGTATGAGAAAAAAGTCCAGAAGGTGGATAAGGTTTCCATTCAACAGTTTTTACGTGGATCTGAAATTCATTACGGAGGATTGAAGGGTCGGTTGCATATCTTGTGCCAAGCCCGGCTTACTTTGACCCAAGTAGAAAATTATATGAATTGTTTGGAGGATGATGGTTTTGTCACTGATGTTCTCATTGTGGATTACCCCGCGATTATGGCATCCGAGTTCAAATCAGATGATCGTCGGGAACGTCTGGACGATATCTGGCAGCGCATGAAAGTTTTGAGCGGAGTAAAACATTGCGTGGTTTTGGCGCCCACTCAGTCGAATAGGAGGGGTGCGACGAGAAGGAGCCTTGCCCAGATTGATGTAGCGGACAATTGGGGGATTCCGCAGCACGTTGATGACTTGATTACGATAAACCAGTTGGAAGGGGAGAAGCGCTCTCTGGTGGCCCGTATGGGGATGGTGAAGAAACGAGAGGATGAGTTCGATACGGGTCGGGAATGTTTGGTCTTACAGCAGTTGGATGTGTGCAGTATGATTTTGGATTCTGAGTGGTTGAACTTCTCTTCTACGTGGGCCAAGAGGATTAGGGGTCGGGAAGAGGAAGTTGAGTAGGGGATTGGGAGAAAAGGGGCTATAATAAGTATAGGAGGAGATATGCAGAAAGCCTGGTGCTTGATAACTCTGTTTGTTGTGCTGTTTTTTGTTGGCTCGCTTTTTCGATTGTGGTAGAGAGGAGAAGGTATGATTCGGTGGGTCTGCTGCGCGTGTGGCAGAATTCTATTGGAAGAGAACGATAGTAGGGACGAACGTACCATCAAAGGCGGATCGGAAAGATGCGATATGTGTATGGTGGAGGTGAAACGTGAATCTCTGGATGGATGATTTTTGGGTTTCCTCCAATGGTATGACAGTATGCGTAACAGTGTCCAGAAAGTCTGGGTTGATACAAGAGGCCCCACCAATTGTCAGGAAGTTTGTGGGGCAACCCTTGGTGAATTTGTCTCGTTGGATGCAGAGGCAAGGCGGATTCCAGATTGAGTCGTTGAGAGGAGCCTGTTGCGATGAGTGAGAAGGTCAGAGTGGTTGGCATATTCAATTCTATTGATGGTGAGGTAAATCGCTGGGGTCAAGGTACGCCCACTACATTTATCCGTTTTGCCGGATGCATCCCTCCATATTGCATTCTATGTGATACTCCTTGGAGTCAACGAATGGATGCCCCTTTGGTTAAGGAAATGACGGTGGAGGAAATTGTACAAGAGGTTCAGCGAATAGGATGCCCGAAGGTAACAATAACCGGGGGAGAGCCCTTACTTCAGATGGATGGGTTCGTGGAGCTAATCAAACGATTGGGGGGTTTAATATTTAGTGTTTCCGTTGAAACCAGCGGGCTTGTTGATCTGCCCCGTGTTGGTTGGGGTCTTAAAGAGGTTGGGTCATGGGTAGTTGACTGGAAAATGGCGTCCTCGGGAAGGCCGACAGAACAGCTGAGACAGATTGATAGGTATGAAGGGCTGAGGAAGTTTGACTGGGTCAAATTTATAGTAGGTTCCGAAAGTGAGTGTGGAGAGGCAATGTTCTGGGCTGAGAAACTAATGGAGAGATGTCAAGCTCGCTTTGCTCTGAGTCCGGTCATGGGAATTCCTGGGTGGGGTCCGGCGGAGGTAGTTAGGTGGGTCCAGAATAATCGAGCATGGCATTTTGCTCTGTTTCCTTCAGATCCACAAATATATATGGCCAGCGGCCAGAGTAGGGCAGGAGTACTAAATAGTTGATTCTAAGGGGATTGTAAAAAGGTTTGTAATTTTTGCAACTTTTCTTAGGGGAGTTGAAGAAAAAGGGTTATAATAGAATTAGAGTTGGTAGTAAGAATTCCTAAACCAAAACGTATTTGTCAAGGAGGAAGAAAGATGGATCGGAAGCAAGTATTGGCTGCAATCAAGATAGTGAATGAGCTGCTGCCCAAGGACAAGAAGATTTCCTTTTTCCTGAAGCAGGACGCGTTGGAGGCCACGTTCCTGAAGTCCATCGAGGATCTGGACGAGGGCGTGCTGAAGTCCATCGAGAAGAGGGTGCCGGTGGATTACAAGCTGTTGGTCACAGTGCAGAATGCCCTGGTGGACGAGGAGGAGGCTCGTCATCAGGACAAGTTGTCTCAGTCGAAGGAGAGTGAGGTTACTACCAAGCCTGCGAAGGAGCCCAAGGCCAAGAAGGAGCCCAAGGCCAAGGAGCCCAAGGCCAAGAAGGAGCCTGATGGTCTGCCCTACAGAGAGGGTAGTGGGGCTAGGAGGATCTACGAGGCTCTGTACGTGTCCGGCAAGTCTGGTCTTTCTGCTGCTGGTTTGGTGGGCAATATCGATATTGTATCTTCCAATCCGGAGGGAAGGGCAAAGCATATTCTTGGCGAACTGGTTCGGGATGGTTTCGCTTCCAAGAAGGAAGGAAGGTACTTTATCTCCGCTGATGCCAAGTAGCTAATTGGCATTATATCTGTTTGATGGCGAGGGAAAATGGCAACCGAATGTGTCTGCTGCTTCGGTTGCCATTTGTCTCTTCATTTGATCTATCTGGAAGGAGAAGTAGGTGAAACTTGTCATATTGGGAGCGGGACTTTCAGGACATATGGCGTATGGTTTTTTTCGTGGTTTATCTCCTGTGGTGTTTGATAGAAAGGAAGAGAGTAGATCCTTCTTGTCGGAACATAAGGCTGTGATGAGATTTAAGGAGCCATATGCAGGCATGTTGCTTGGAGTACAGATAGAGCAGGTTACTGTTCATAAGCAAGTGATGATGGATGGTAACCTGACGGATGAATGTAGTATAAGAGCTAATAACCTTTATTCCAGGAAGGTGTCTGATGGCTTGTCTGCAAGATCGCTTGGAGAGCTTGGGCGGGTAAAGCGGTATGTTATCTGCTCGGAGGAGATGCCAAACAATAGGTTCAACTATGGATTTAGTCTTATTGCGGTGACAAAAGGCAAGCTGTATTTTTCTACAGCTAATTCGGAGAATCCTGACTGTGTAGTTGAATATGATATGTGCATAAGTACTATCCCCATCATTTACCTTGCGAAGCTTGTTAAACCTATGGTGTTTAAGGACAACTCAGAATCCGAGTTTGGGTATGTACCTATCTATACTGTGTCGGGAGAGTTGGGTTTTAGTTCCAGCCTTCATCAAACTATCTATTATCCTGATAGAGACCATTCCGCTTACAGAGCTACCCTGGAAGGCAAACACATTATCATAGAATCTTTGTCAGAACTGGGATCTGACGAATTGGAATCTATTTTGGGAAATTTTGGTCTGTTCTTGCCTGATGTAGAAAATTTGAAAAGACATAGACAGGAGTTGGGCAAGCTCTATTCCACCAGGGACGATGATAGAAAAAACATGATTATGTGTTTGACGAGAGAATTTGATATCTATTCTATTGGCAGGTATGCAATCTGGAAGCAGGTCAGATCAGATGATTTGGTGCTTGATTTGAGGCATGTTTCTAAACTCATGAGACTTACTGCTATAGGGAGAGAATATGCAAGTTACCTTGGTTAATTATACAGACAGGGCCCGGGAAATTCTGATTCTTGCCAAAAGGACCAGACAGCTTAGGAACGCTATGGCTTGGCAGGATGTGATTAGCCTAAGCGAAGAAGAAAAGATAAAGGAACTGTCGTATGTGTTTAGCACTGTTGGCTCGTCTTGGGAGTTCGTCAATTATACCTTACTCCTGACAGGAGTTACCAGAGCCTTTACACATCAGCTTGTTAGGCATCGTACAGGTATTAGTTATGCTCAGCAAGCTCAAAGGGTTGCTTCTATGGATGGCTTTGAGTATTTGGCTACAGGAGGCTGCAGGGATAGCGAATCTTATCGCTCTTGCATGGATAATATTCAGATTTACTACCAGAAGCTTCTGGAGGAGGGAATAAGCGTACAGGATGCCAGGGGAGTGTTGCCAACAAATATATTGACCAACATATTATTCTGTGCTAATTTGCGTACCATAATCCATATTCTTGGAGTTAGGCTGTGTTTGAGGGCACAAGGTGAATTTCAAGTGGTGGCAAAGGCTATTAGGGATAAAATATTGGAAGTTCACCCATGGTTGGATAATATGTTATTGCCATATTGCTTGGTGTATGCATCTTGCCAATGGGAGAATTTCCCGGATTGTCCTCTGATAACTTCGGTTCCTTCTCTTGATAGGAGGAGAAATAAATGGCCTTATGAGCAGGCTAGGAAGACCTGGGAAGAAGTCTCTGGAACTGATTTTCAACCTTTGGTAAAATAATGAGCCATTTTGTGTCTGCCAGCGAATCTTTCTTGTCTATCACCAGCAGACTTCTCAAGTCAAGGGTTTACGGAGAGTCCGTCAACTATAATGTGGACTGTGTACCTACCGAGTCTGCTTTGTGGAACGATGATCAGGATCGTAAACTTATTCAAGCATTTGATAAGGTCTGGTATGATCGCACAGCTTTTAAGTATGGGGTGGAAGTGCCATGGAGTGATTGGTTATTGGAATCTGGGTTCCCAGTATCTCTATATTCTGATTTGGGGGAGGATCTATGGGCCTTGGTGGATAAATTGGGGAGATCTAAATACCATATGGGCAAGTATGGTAAGGATTCTGACCACAGTTTCTTTTCTTCTCTGTGCAGGCCTCTTGCAAGTGGCAAGAGTTTTATGCAATATTTCCTGGATAGATTTTGTAACAGAAGATTTAGATCTCATCCCAATTTCTATTTCGATTTGGTGCCTGCAGAATGGATTTGGGAAGAACTAATTAGGAATCCTAAGCAGATAAAGACGGCCCGTGCAGCTAAGTTCTGTTGTACTAATATATTTTTTCGCTGGATTCCAGAAGAAGAAAGATTATTGGTTGGCTGGATCATGAAGCATGTTATGTGGTCTCATTTTCTTCAGGATGTATATTCTCCTCGCAATATGGCTTTTGCTATAGCTAAAGATCTTGGAATCGATAGAATTGCGGTTAGTGTTTATGTGGTTTCTGCAGCTATGGATTCTGCAAAGAGAGCCAAGGAGATAACTGGTCTTATTGGGGGGCAAGTAGTAAGTTAGGCTCTGTCTTGTAATAACCCCGCTTATGGGGAGATAACCTATGGTTCTGTGGTTAATTTAAGGAGGTAGTGTTGGATGTCTAGGGTGATTGATATATTAGGAGGGGATATATCTGTTTTCAAGGATAGGAATGAGTTGTACGGTTCTGGTTATAAAAAGCATGGTGATGTTATGCGATCCCTGTTTCCTGCAGGTTTGACTCTTAAAACTTCGGAGGATTTTGGTAGGTTTGCTCTTTTGGATCTCGTGGTGGTTAAGCTTGTCAGGTATTCTGCAAGGTTTCTATTTCCTGGAGATGGTATCGATTCTCTCAGGGATCTTAGAACGTATGCATGTATGCTGCAGGAAATGGATGAGGAGTCCAAAGATGAATCCATGTAATGTTCTCATTACAGGAGGAGAGCAGGGATTGGGCCTTGCAATATATGATAGGCTTGCTGATGCAGGGCATTGCATGCATAATATACCTGGTAGAGAAATACGCCAGGCAATAGAAGATGATGTTCTGTATGAGTTTTTGAAGGGCTTTGTAGATGATGTTCTATTTAACAAATACGATCTTAATCCCGTCACGTCTGGAATTAGGATATCCGCTATTATAAATAATTATGGTATTAACCATCTATCCTGGATAGGTGATACTCCAAAGGAAGATGAACAGATCATATTGGCGAACCTGATGGTTCCCTATTGGGTCGTTAATTTTGTACGCGAGCATGGCTGTGTGTGCAGAGTTGTAAATGTGGCATCTCAGGTGTATAGGGTGGCACAAAGATGCACATCTCTTTATTGTGCATCTAAGGCCGGTCTGGTGCAGATGACTAAGGTGATGGCCAGAGAATTGGCTCCTTTTGGCTGGGTGATTAATGCAGTTGCTCCTGGTAAGATAGAAGGGACCAGGATGACTGAGCTTACTGATAGTCAGGTGCTTGAGATTAGAGGATGGAAGGAAGAGGACGCTATTAGGTATGCATTGAAGAATATACCTATGGGCAGGTTTACTGATATAGCAGAGATAGCGGATCTTGTGGTTAAGGTGTTGGACTTGCCGGATTATGTTAATGGGACTGTTATCGATTCTTCTGGAGGTCAATGATGGGATGTTCTGTTCATACGGTCTGTGTTGATTTTGATGCAGTGATTGCCAAATATGACATCTGGAGAGGTAAGGGGGTCTTTGGGGAGCCAGTTGATGGTGCTATTGCTGGCCTGCAGAGACTAAAGAATAGTGGCTGGAAAATTATTGTGTTCACGACGAGATCTGAAACAGATCAGGTTAAGGAATATCTGGTGTCTAAGGGTATTCCATTTGATGCTATAAATTTCAATGAGGAGAACATAGACCAGGGATGTAGTCTGTGCAAGCCCTTGGCAGATGTATATCTTGATGATAGGGCTGTTGTGTTTGAAGGGGATTGGGGCATTGCTGTTGATAGGGTACAGTCTTTTGTTCCTTGGTTTAGGAAGTTATAGGAGAAGACGATGCCAGAGGACTATTATTGCAATATGCACGTTCATGATGAATATAGCATACTTGATGGTTTGGGGTCTGGTGCTAAATATGCGGTTCGTGCTAAGGAGTTGGAGCAGAGGTATATTGCCATAACTAACCATGGCAATATAGATGGTGTAATCAAGTTCCAGCAGGCCTGTGAGGAAGCTGGTGTTAAGTCCATTATAGGATGTGAGGGATATATCGTTCTTGATGCCAAAGATAAGCAGAAGGGGGAAAAGCGTTCCCACATAGTTCTGTTTGTCAAGAATGAGAAGGGATGGGTGAATATCAAGAAGATTCTGACCTATGCCAATATAGAAGGTTTCTATTACAAACCTCGTTTTGATCCGGAGTTTCTTCTTGCCCATTGCGATGGATTGGCCATTTCTACAGCTTGCTCATCTTCTTTTCTTTTCCAAGATTGGGGAGAGGACCTGCTGACTGAGCTTTCTGATAGGACAGAGGTGTTTCTTGAGATAATTCCTCTGGTTGGGTTTGAGCCTCAAAAAGCTGTGAATGAGTATAAGGTTCTTCTCCATAGAAAGTATGGACTCCCTTTGTTGGCTACGAATGATTGCCATTATGTTTTGCAGGGAGAAGATGATATACACGAGGCTCTTCTATGTATAGGTGGAAAATATAAGCTGTCAGATACTAATCGTCGTAGATTTGAAGCTAAGAATCTATACTTAAAATCTGGTAGGGAGATGTTAACTGCTTTGCGTCAGCAGGGTGTAGTGGACAGCAAGCTTTCTGAGCAGGCTGTGTATAATTCTATTTCTTTGGCAGAGCTTTGTTCCAATTTTAGGATAGAAAAGATCTCTGTTTATCTTCCTAATGTTCCAGGAATACCCTCTGGGGAAGAGGATAATTTTATCAGAAAATTGTGTGCTGAAAAATTAAAGCTATATTTTGGAGAGAGGGATAATTTTTCAGATTATCAGTCTCGCTATGAGGAGGAGATAAACTCTATTTCTGGACAAGGATTTATCAGATATTTTCTAATAGTATGGGAACTGATTAGCTGGTGTAGGAACAATGATATAATGGTGGGGCCGGGTAGGGGAAGCTCTGGTGGAAGTTTGGTATCATATCTGCTTGGCATAACACAGGTAGATCCAATTAAGTTTGGTCTTCTGTTCTCTCGTTTTATTTCCCCGGCTCGTATAGATATACCAGATATAGATATGGATTTTGAGGACATACATCGCCCACGAATTAGAAAGCATTTGGAGGATCTGTATGGACAAGAATGTGTAGCTGGCATATCTACATTTTCTAAACTGAAGGGCCGCTCGGCTATAAGGGATGTGGCAAGGGTTTATGATGTTCCTATGATCGATTCAGATAAGGCTGCTAAGGCGGTTGTAGTACGGTGTTTGGATGGGGACAGCATGGTGTACACAGTCGAAGGACCAAAGGCTATTAGGGATTTGGCGGGATCTTCTGGTTTTAGAGTATCTTGTCATGGACATGGTAGTAGGAGAGAAACAAGGGAGGTTGAGCAAGTTTTCGTGAATCCAGATATGGACATGTTTGAGATGACTCTGGAATCTGGTAAGAAAATTATTTGTTCAGCAGAGCATAAATTCTGGTCCAAATATTCTCATATTTATAATGGGAAAATATATAGCAATGTAGGGTGGCGTAAGCTGAGAGATTTGAAGCCCACAGACAAGATACTTACGTATGAGCATTGCGAAGTTTATTCCCATTGTAAGCAATGTGGTAAGATAATATATAGAAAGAGGAATAGAGATCGAAGTTTCTGTAGTTTGTCTTGTCTTGCTATATATAAGAATTTGCACGATAATCCGTACTGAAAATTTCTTTGAGGAACGTTATGAAGGAGGTTGCGAACAGGCCGGAAAATGTTCGTGCTCATAGGAAAGCTCAGATTGATAGATTGGCTAATAATCCAGAACTACATCCGTTGCGTTTGTTGGCTAAAAGACCTAGGGCTCAAGGTGGTCGTGTAGTTTTAAGTTACCCGCAAGAAGTATTGACGAAGATGGTTGAGGAGTGTTCTCGTGGTTATCTGTTGGAGTGCGAGTATCCAGTAGAGAGGATAGATGGCAGGAGGTTTTATTATTTGGATGTAGCATTGCCAGAGCTAAAAATAGATTTTGAATATGATGGTCAGCTGCACAAGCATTTGTGCGCGAAAGATGCAGCTAGGGATAAATATCTTATTAGTATAGGATGGTCTGTTGTTAGGTTCTCTCACAGAGAGTTTAGCGACAGAGGTATTGTACTCAATAGAATTAAGGAGACTATCAATGCAGTTCGAACGAATTAGGTCTATTTCTTCTGTAGGAAAGAGAAAGTCTTATGATTTGTCTATCAAAGGCAGATGGAAGGGATATTTGGCGAATGGTATACAAACCCATAATTCTGGAGGAGATTTTCGCAGTTCATTTTCAGCCCAGGATGCTATGGATGTTTTTGAAGACGCTAAGGAATTTAGAAGGAAATACCCAGAAGCAGCGGAGGCTTGTGTTAAACTTGAGGGACAGGTTAGAGGTTCTGGGCAGCATGCGGCCGGAATAGTTGTTTCTAAAGACAGTCTATATGATGGACTTAATGCTGCTCTTGTAACCAGATCTAAAGAGGAGGTGCTTGTTAATTGGGACAAGGAGGATGCAGAGTATATGGGGCTTATGAAGCTGGATGTTCTTGGTCTCAATGCTCTGACTATATTGCACGAGACGTCCAAGCTTGTGGAAAAGTCTTCGGGAATTCCTATAGATTTTATTTCTCTTCCACTGGATGATGGGGCTGTGTTTGCAGAGTTTAGTAATGGAAATAACATAGGGTGTTTCCAGTTTTCCTCTCTTGGCTTGCGTAAGCTGTGCCAGGAAATGGGAATAGAAAATTTCGATTTGCTTGTGGCTGCAAATGCTCTGCATAGACCAGGAACGCTCAGATCGGGGGCAACGACAGAGTTCATTCTCAGGAAGAAGGGCGAAAAGCAGGTTGTGTATAAACACCCTTTCATTGAGGAAATAACTAAGAGCACATTTGGCATCATACTCTATCAGGAACAGGTTATGAGGTTTATGTATGAATTGGGCGGATTGGGTTGGAGAACTGCAGATACTGTCCGCAAAGTTATAAGCAAGTCCAAGGGTGTCGAGCAGTTCCTCAAATTCAGGGAGATGTTCGTTGAGGGGTGCAAGGAGAGGAAAACTCTTGATGAGAAGACAGCAGGAGAAATGTGGGACGAGTTGGCCTCTTTTGGTAGTTATTCGTTCAATTTGTCACACAGCGTGGAATATTCTCTGATCTCGATGTGGGATATGTGGTGTGTTGCTGGAAGGACAATGATATGGGATTGCGATAGAAATGCATATATTACGGTAGCTAAGGCATATAGGGAAGGAATAGTTAATACTATATCTATGTTTCCAGACGGCTCTACGAGACCTAATCGTGTATTGAGAATAATTAAGACAGGGGACAAGTTCAAGGGTAAGAAGCCTGTGTATGCTGTGAGGCTGAAGTCTGCCAAGAGGCTGTATTGTACCATGGAACATAAAATACTTACTCCTGATGGATATAAGAAACTGTCAGATTTGCGGGTTGGTGATTTTGTGGCAGCAGAGAAAAGAGTAACACCACATAACTCATCATGGTCCTTGAAAGTGAGAGCTTCTCTGAAATCTTTTTGGAGGAGTAAGGGGACAAAATATAGAAAAGATAGAACCAAGCCTTGTAGAAATGTTAGTGGCATACTTGCAGGAGATCACGAGCATAGAAGTAATATGGCGAAAGATAGGTGGAAAAATGCAAGTGAAGAAAAACGAGCAAGGATGTTTAATAATTGGATTCTGACTGCAAGTAGGTCAAAAAATGGTTATTATAGCAATAGATTTGTTGGCAGAGCTTCAGATGGGCATAGGGTGTTTTCCAAAGGAGAATTGCTGGTTGATGAATGGCTTACTTCTCACGGATTAAAGCATGACAAGGAGATATTGATAGGAAGAAAGTTTGCTGATTTCTTGGTTGGTGGTGTGTATATTGAGTATGATGGGGTTGGAAGAGAAGACATTTACTTTGAGGAAAAGTTTGGTGACGAACCTTTGCTGGTTTTGAAGCCTGGAGACGATTTGGATGATAATTTATCTTTCTTGCTTGAGGCAAAAGAGGCTGTGTGCGGAAGGCAAATCATATATGAGCAGATAGTTAGCATAGACTATTGGAAGGATTGTCCTGTTTACGATCTGGTTATGGATGAGCCAGCGCATAATTTCTTGGCAAATGGTGTGGTTGTCCATAATTGTAAGATTCATCACCCACTTGAATTTATGGCAGCAAGCCTTTCTTGGGGATCTGATAATAAAAAGTCGGATTTGGTTGAAGAGGCTTTCCGTATGGGAATTGATGTCTGTAGGCCAACTGCTGGCATATCAAAATCCAAGGAATGGGCTGTGCACGATGGTAAACTCTATGTCCCATATATAGAGATAAGGGGATTAGGGGACAAAACTGTCGAAGCTGTAGAGGGTTATATTGATGGTATTATGGCAGAGCGTGGAGGTTCTGGTAACGGGTTTTTTGAGAAGAAAGCGTCTGCCAGGATGAAAGGCAAGGTAGCAAATATATTGGCAGATGTAGGGGTTATGGAGCCTATAGATGCTGAAGTGTCCAGCGAGGAGCTTAGAAGGATATCTGAAAAGTATTTTGACTTTTCTCTTGATAAAGATCCTATGCGAAAGTTTAGATACATGCTGGATAAGCTTGGCAATGGCTTGAAATTTTCTAAGCTGGTAGAGCTTTCTGGATATGAGGTATTCAAGGATCTTAGGTATTACTTTGGCAGAATGACAGAGATTAAGTTTGGCTACAGAGGAAAACTTGATACTCTTGCCAAAAGGTTGGGGGCTTCTGGCACATCTGATGCGCTTGGTGGTGTGTATGGAAACATAGCAGATGATACTGGATTTTCTATGATTGTGTTCTCTCCTGATTTGTATGCATCAAAAAAGTCGGAAATAGAGCATTGTAGTGGTAAGTGGATGATAATCAAAGCTGACAGACCAACAAGAGCAACCAATATATTTTGCAAAGAGGTATGGATGGAGGAGGATTTGCTTTCTGGAAATATTGCGGGTTTGGGGTTGTGTTTGGCAGAGAGAAGATTTGTAAGAGATGCTGGGGATCAATTCTCTCTTGTGGCTTGTGATATGTGCGATTTGCGTAGCGAGGCCAGACAGGTGGTTCTGCCAAGTTTTGGCAAGTACAATGTGGCTATATGTGGGGAAGCGCCCGGATCGGAAGAGAACAGAAAAGGAGTCGGGTTTGTCGGAAAGACAGGTGCTATGCTTTGGGAAAAGTTAGCAAAGAGGGGACATAAAAGAGAATTGTTTCATGTGACTAACGTTGTCAAGTGTTTTGTGGATCCTAATGTTGAGATTTATACATCTAAGGGGCCCAAAAAAATTTGCGATATCCTGGTGGGAGATATTGTGCTATCTCATAAAGGTAAATTTAGTAAGGTAATTTGGGTTCGTCCCCATGAGAAAATGCTTAGAGGAGAGAAACTTGTGAAGATTAAGTATCGTATTTCTTTTAACAGCAAATGCACCAAGTCTGTCGTGGTTACTCCAGAGCATCCTTTTCTGGTTGGAGGCAAGTGGGTTGCCGCGAGAAATATAAAGCCTGGAGATGGGCTGAGGGTCTTGGCTAAAGGATGCTTGAACTGTGGGAATAATATACCTTCTTGCTCTCGTATTGATTTTTGCGATCGTTCTTGCTCGGCGGCATATAGTAATAAAAATAGGAGTTGGTCTCAGGAGTCCTTGGACAAAAAGTCAAAATCTATGAAAGAGCTTTATAGAAGTGGTGTGCTGGATAGAAGCAGTATTGCAAGGAGAGCTAACGATAAAACGAGAGAAGAGGTGTCTAAGGGGACATTTCATTTGCAGAAGGGGAATAGGACATTTACCCATCCTTGGAAGGGACTTGATAAATATAGCGATGAAAGGATTAAGGAGGCAACTGAAAAATCTTATAGAACTAACAAAAAACCTGGTCTATTTAGCAGGCTACCTGAAATTGGTAGGAGAGCTCTTGATGGATATTATAGTAATCATGATCGTATCATTCGCCCAAAGAATAAAGGTACCAAGATAGAATCAATCATGGCATGGGCATTGAGGAAGTGTGGTTTTAGCGATTTCAAACAGAACAAGTACATACAAGGTTATTATCCTGATATTCTATTTGAAGATGATAGGGTTATTGTGGAATGTGATGGGGTGTTCTGGCATAGTAGGGAGAACAGCAAAAAGGGAGACCAGCGTAGAGATTCTATTTTATCTGGTCTCGGATTCACAGTGCTGCATTTTACAGATGAGGAGATAAAGAAAGATGTTTTCGCTTGCGTTGGGGAGGTTTCTCGTGTATTGAGGAATCACAGGCGCGAGTATAGTTTTGTTGATGTCGAGGTGGTAAGTGTGAAAGAAGTTACTAACTATGTCACTAAGAGGCTGTACAATTTTGGGGTGGAGGGAGATGAATCTTATATTGCCAATTCTGTAGTCTCCCATAACTGTTTTCCGGCTTCTACAAAGACTCCTGCTAAGAAGCATATACACATGTGTGGCAAGTGGCTTAGAGAAGAGTTGCTCAGGCTTGATCCTTTAATTATTTTGGCGTTTGGTAATACTTGCGTTAAGTTTTTCAAGGATCTTGATTCTGGAATCAGTAGCTTGAATGCTACTGTTGAATGGAATGAGGAATATAAATGCTGGATATGCTGGAGCATGCATCCGGCATCTGTTTTATACCATAGAGAAAATGAGCCTATGCTTGATGATGCTTTGGATGTGTTCTGTGATAGGTTAAGAAATCTGGCAGGACTGTAGTCAACTACCCCGACCACAAGGGTCGGGGTTTTCTCTCGCAGGATCATAAAAGGGGAATTCGGGAAACGGAGCTATAATAAAAATAGGGAGGGATTTATGGAAAGAGATTTTGTTAAGGAATTGAAGATCGATAAGATGTCTTTGGATGAGGAATGGGAAGAGCAGTCCATTAAGTTTCTGAAGGCTGCCATGAAGGCGATTGATGCGCAGAGCAATCGGGACTTAGCTATGGTTCGTCTGGACACCGTCAGGGCTGAGGTGGAGGATACCATTCGGAAAGATCCGAACGGCCATGGAATTGATAAAATTACGGAGTCGGCGGTCAAGGGCCAGGTGGTTCTGAGTGAAGAAGTGCAGAAGGCCGAGCGTGACTATCTGGACATGGTTACTGATGCGAAGGTCTTGGACGCGATGGTTAAGGCCCTGGATCAGAGGAAGCGGTCCTTGGAGAATTTGACCCAGTTATTCCTGGCCGGGTATTATGCTAAGCCGTATGTGCCGGAAAAGGCCAGGGAGTTATCTTTGGAAGCTCGGCACGAGGAACAGGTTAAGGGATTGGAGAGGAGTCCTCGGTTGAAGAGGAAGTTGTGATGGTAAAGCATGGCGGCGGTGGGCATAAGATAAGACCCATCATCGAGCGCTCCCATAAATCCCAGGCTGAAGTTTCCCCGCCTCGGGGACTTCGAGGAGCGGGAGATGGCCGAAAGCGGTGGAGGAAGAGTAACTCCCGTGAAGCCGCGAGTAAGCCCGCCATGCTAATTTGAAAGGAGGGGAATATGAAAAGAAAAGGAACGGTTCTTCTGGTTGTATGCTGCATGGTTTTGGTGGCTTCCTTTGGTGCTGTTACAGGTTATGCCGATGATCAGATCTCGTTACAGTTGCTTCGACCAACGCATTCTGCCGAGCCGAGACCGACGCAAGTACCTGAGCCCGTCACAATCTCTCTTCTCGCAGTTGGTTTGGTATCAATAGGGCTGGGCTGGAAGCGACGGGGAAGGTAAGGGGAATGGCAATGCCGAACGAAGTGGTATGGTTTGGAACTATTTTAATTCGATTGCTGGAAGTCCTGGCAGGCATTGTGGCTGCTCTGCTCTTGGGCTACGTGTTTGTCCGAATAGCTTCGTTCGGGGCGGCTCGCTCATGGTTCCATGTGAGGGAAGAATTTTACAGAAAGGAGAAACCAAAAGAGGACGAGAATGATAGGACCAGCAAAGAGAGTGTTGAAGTGGGAACAAATCTAAAAGGAAAAGAAGGGAGAAAAAATGAAGTATGATCGTAAAAGTATGGCAGAGGAGTTGATGAACCGAGGTCGGGAGTCCTACGCTACTAAGGATCGAGGAGGTAGCCGGGCATCTTCCGTTCTGAAGCCGGAACTGGGAATTCTCACCTGGTGGGCGGGAGAGGGCTTGCACTTGCTGGACATCATTCCGTACATGACCAACGTAGCAGGGAAGGATGACAAGGACAAGCGGGGGTTACATCCAGACCCGAAGGTCAAGCCCGGGAAGCCAGATTATCGGTGGGAGGGATATCTGCATAGGTTCATTGGTCCAGCGGATCAAGATTTCGTTTGTCCCTTGACTACGTATCATGTAGGACATCGGTTGTATGGGGATTGTCCAATTTGTGAGAAGCGCCAGCAGATGATTGAGGAGGGCAATCCTCCGGGTATTACGGCAGAGGAGTATTACCAGAAGGTGATATCCCCACTGCGTCCCACTCGATACTGTCTTTACAATATTATCTGCTACGACAAGGGTGAGCAGGACAAGGGCATTCAGGTGTGGCCGGTATCCCATTACCAGTTTGAAAAAGAGATCCAAGCTATATCCCACAAGGCGCGAGGTGGGGGAGAAGTGCATTTCGCTCTACCAGAGAAGGAGTTGGGAAAGACCATTCAGTTTACGCGGACAGGGACGGGCAAAACCAATACCAGCTATTCTGGTTATGCGTTTGAGGATCGGGATTACGATATTGACGATGGCACCTTGGACTCTGTTTATTGCCTGGATGAGATTGTTTATGTCCCTTCCTATGCTGAGATTCACGATGCCTTTTTCGCCAGTGCAAAGTCCGAGGGTCTGGGCAGGGGAAGGGATTCTGAGGTACTGAATGCGGAGGAGCCTGAGGAGCGGTCTTCCAGGTTAAGGAGAGAGGATACTCCCGAGAGGGAACAGCCGAAGGAAGACCTGGGGCGTCTACCACAGAGGGGTCGTAGGGCAGAGTCTGCACAAGAGGCGAGTAAGGTTGAAGGAGATTGTCCGCGAGGTCACGAGTTTGGGGTCGATATTGACCAGTTCCCTGAGGATTGTAAAGACTGTGTGACAGAAAAGTATGATGCCTGTGGTGAGAAGGCTGATGAGATTGAGACAGAACGTAGAAAGGCACAATCTTCCCGTCGGCCTATCAGACCAGCCCCAAGGTCCGAGCCTGAGAAAGAGACGGGAGACCGGACTGGAGGACGTAGGAAGCTGTAGATGAGCTATCGTCATGGCGGCGACGTCACGCGGACGAATTGATTGTCAAACCCAAGACGGTCGGCTAATCCGGTCCGCCATGAACATTGGATTGTCAATGCGGAGAGTGGTCGAGTTAAAGGCAGCGGTAGGGGAGGATTACCGTGTTCACAAAAGCGCGAACCCCCGAACGTGGTGAACATTTACAGGAAAAACCCTGTCTCTCCGCACAAAACTCATGGCGGCGGCGTAATAGCGTCGGGGTTGCTGCGGGGGCTATTTGAAAGTTTCCCCCTCCAGAGGGAGCCGAGTGTTGGGAATCCGGCCCGCCATGACTTTACACAAAGCAAAGAATGACAAGTGGACTTTACAATAACATGGCGGCGGCGTGTCAGCGCTGGGGGTAAGGGACGAGATGGATCCGAAGCCTGACAGCGTGTCGGGGTATCAGGAAGCCGGGTGGGGAATCCGGCCCGCCATGATAATTCGAAAGGAGGATTGACATGGAAAAGGGTAAGTACGATTTCGAAGGATCTGAAAGCCTGAAAGAAGTTGAAGAAACTGCAAGCTACCTTTCCTCGCGCTACAAACAAACATTTTTCAGCGTCGGTATCTTCCAGTGGATACCTACGAAGGACGGAAAGGGACTGAAGCGTAGTCCAGTGCGGGTCCGGGTCAGGGGTCAATGTTTATACCCCGAAAAAGTGTATGCCCTGGCCAGGCAGATCGTGAATGAATTGGACATGGGAGCCTACACGGGGAAAAAGAACGTAACTGCGTGACCTCATGGCGGCAGCGGGGACGAACCCGTAAGCGTACCAGGCGTCTTGGGGGTATCCTGGTGAGAAGGGTAAAACCCTTCAGTTGAATCCCATGCCGAATCCAGCATATTCGGCCCGCCATGATAATTCGAGGGCAGGAGAAACATGGATTGGTTTTTTTACATGTCTGGATGTTTGATGGTTTTGTCTCCAATGGTTTTGACAAGATGTGACATATTGGATTGTGTACCTCTTTGGGTATGGATAACGATGTCGATAAGTGGGGGAGCTTTGTGTGCGATAGTAATGACAGGACCTGGGAAATAACTCATGGCGGCGGCGTCACGCGGACGAATTGATTGTCAAACCCAAGACGGTCGGCTAATCCGGTCCGCCATGATACTTAAATTGTCAATCAAGCTTTACACAACATGGCGGCGGTGTGGAAGGACACACAGCAACAAGGCAGCGACCCTCGTGATAGACCGTCTTGTAAGGGGCAGGACAGTAGTGGCAACACTGAGACCGCCAAGGTGGTCGTTTGAAGATGCGGGAGCCGGTATCAAGCCCGGCCCGCCATGTTCACCTTATGATAAGGAGATAATGCATGAAACAATGGGTAATTTTGTTTCTGGGAATCTGGATCGTAGTTTCAGGTTGTGAGAGTAGGCCACCACCCAAATTCAAAGTTGGGGAGATGGTCAGGTCCACTCTCAGCAAGGAGCCGGGCCAGGTAGTTTACGTGTCAGCGTATGGGTATGAGACAGGGTATAGATACAACGTTAGATTTCAAGCCGGACAAACCTATACCGATACCCACTTGCTCAGGGAGGATGGCCCGGTGGAAATGCGACCATTGACCCTGGTGGAAAACATGACGGAATTCGAGTTGGAGGAACTACCAGTTGGAGTGCAGGGGCTGCATTTTAACAAGAAAAGATGACAAGGATATGGCGGCACGTGGCAGCGTGGGGTTAGTAAATAGCATTGTGTTGGGTGGGCTGCCAATTCCGGGCGCACGATGTTATGATGGGAGCCGGGTGGGGAATCCGGCCCGCCATGTACTTTACACAAAACAAATCAAGGGAGATCGGGGGAGATGTAATGAGACTAATAAGATGGAAGATATACGTGGCCTTCCTTGGTGTGTTAGGTAGTATCTGGTGGCTCGCTTCGATGGTGATATTGCAGAGCGTGCAGAGCGACTTGTCTGCTCCCCTCTCTACTCCCCACTCCCGATTTCTTTTCCTTGTGCCTTATGTAGTGTTCGTCCTGGGTGGGCTGTTTAGTTTGGGGTATCTATTCTTGAAGTGGGTGGCATTCGAGCTGTTGAATGGAGTCTCACATGGTGGAGAGGAGTGAATAGATGGGAAATAAATGGACGATTGAAGTTTGGGAGTTGGATGAGGTGAGGGGAAAGCATTCCTATCGTGAATTTTGG